CGTAGACCCCACAGACTCCGTAACACTCCCTGCCGGATGGACCCCCATCACTTGACAAACTGTTAAGTATATGCTATAATGTATATACGCTGGTAACTCGGCCCCAGCCGAGCCCAGCTAGTTGCCTGCTTACTTTTTCTAACGTTAGACGGAGACGACGATGCACACACTATCTACACGTAACCCCATATGCACTGAGTGCGGTATCAACAAGCTACAGCATGCCCGTGCGGCGCTCGGGTACACCGTATGCCTCAGCTGCGGCGAGCAGATTGCCCAACAACGCAAGCACATAACCGCGCCAATCAATAAGTCCAGCTACATGCTAATCACCGATCTAACCCTGCTCAAACAACTCAACCCTAAGCGAGCCTAAGCCACACCCCAGATTTCTAACGTTAGAGTTTACTCACGGAGCCAACCATGACCACACTACACACCCTACTGACCCAGCACCTGCACAGACATGCTTACCGCAGAGGCATATTCAAGGGCGCTGCGCCTCTCAACCAGCGCTGGGCAAGGCACAAGCGTGTGCATCACAATCCCATCACCGACACGATGGACGTCATTATCTACAACACGGACGTCGTATCTGCCCACAGGGACGGCAGCATCACCCTACGCACTAACGGATGGAACTCGCAGACAACCAAGGACGGTATCAATCGGGTGCTATACACCCTGCGCAGCCGTCTATACATCTATTCCCTAAGGCATAGGGGTGTATCCCAATGGGTGTTATCCACTGAACATGGTACTTATGCATTCTACGACGGGATGGTGTTGTCCCCAGAACTCAAGCCCTGCCATCCCAAGCCATTTAAGTACCGTGCCATCAACGCTTTTAAATCCACAGCCTTCACCAAGGACCCCACTACCAAGGAGTTTTTTCAAACCCTGCCGCTGCTCCACGCTGCGCTGCCGGACACTAGGCAGGCACACCTTAACTGGTATGCCTACGAACAACGCGGCTCCGCCCTGCGCAAGCTTATAGCAGACCCCGCTCAGTGGGCGGACTTGGTCGAGGCGCAGGCGTACTACGCCCAGTGGCCGGGGGCCCCTAAACACCCGGACCACAAGGACGTTGCACGACTACTCAAGCAATACGCCAAGGAGGACCTGTACGAGGTACACGACACGCCATACACCCTGCTGTAACCCACCGCCTAACCTTTCTAACGTTAGCACCCTGTATAGGGTGGAGGAACGACCATGCCAACCAAGAAATTAAAAGTTGAAGATATATTGCCGCCTCTGCTCGACACGTTGGCGGCGCAGGCTGCCTGCCGTCCGCCCACGGGGTTCCGGCCATCGTCACACTGGTCACAAGCCGGCCCACTTATCGAGGAGGCGCGCATCACGCTCAGATACTGGAGCAACCAGTCGTTTGTCACGGCGTATGTGGAGGAGGGCGAGTGGTATCAAGGCCCGACACCACTGATAGCCGCCATGCGTGCGTATGTAGCCCTGCGCATGGGCGACAAGATCACCCCATCAACCTAACCTAACCTAACCCGGAGACTTACCATGCGTACTACTATCAACCTTGCCCAAGCTGAGGCGCTCATCCGCACCTGCGGCCACACTAATACCGTCCTGCTCCGAGGCCAGCCCGGCGTAGGCAAGAGCAGCCTGCTGCACACACTCACCCACCACCTGCCCGACTACTACCCGTGCTACGTGGACTGCGCTAACCTAGACCTTGGCGATCTGGGTATGCCGCTCGTAAACCGCGAGACCGAGACCACGTCCTACGCACCGAACGTGCGGTTCGGTATACACCAGCCCCGCCCGGTGCTTCTAATGTTAGACGAGCTGGGAAAGGCGCCACGGCCTGTGCTCAACATGCTGCTGCCCGTCATCCTCGAACGGCGCCTTGGCGACAAGCAACTGCCCACTGGCTCGATCATATTTGCCACGACTAACCTCGACAGCGACGGGGTGGGGGACAACATACCGGCCCATGCGTATAACCGCATGACGGTCGTCAACCTTGCTAACCCCACGTCCTCGGAGTGGCTAGCGTGGGCCATGGCTAACAACGTCGCAGCAGAGGTCTGCACATTCGCTGAGCAGTACTCACAAGTGTTCGAGTGCTATGCCGACAACCCCGAGACCAAGAATCCGTACATATTCAACCCACTCACCGGTAACACCCGTGCGTTCGTCAGCCCTCGCAGCCTAGCCCACGCCTCCCACATCGTCCGGCATCGCCAGACGCTAGGTGAGGCGACACTACCTGCGCTCATCGGCACGGTAGGCGAGTCCGCTGCCCGGGATATGGACGCCCTGCTGCGTATCTCTGACAAGCTGCCGTCACTCCAGACCATCGTCGAGCATCCCACCACTGCCCCCCTACCCAAGGACGCCGCAGGCTATTTCATCCTTGCGTTCCAGCTGGCTGCGGACTCCAGCCCCTCAACCATGGACGCCATGATGACCTACGTCAACAGGTGGGACGCGTTCGAGGCGGCGACTGTGTTAATCACTACGCTAGCAGGCGACCGCAACAAAGCGCCGATGGCCTGTGCCAACGCACAGTTCAGAAAGAAAGCGGCTGAGCTGGGTAAGTATTTCTAAGGAGACGACGATGCAGATTAAAACAAGTGAGCTGCGTGACGCTGCGCTCGACTGGGCTGTGGGGTTTGCACAATGTATGGAGGCGACAGGTGGCAAGCCCATACAGGCTCGAGACCTCATGGCCGCTGCCGTGCGTAACGGTATAGCGAGCTACTCGACCGACTGGTCACAAGCCGGGCCGATCATCGAGCGGGAGAGTATAGACATTCAGAAAGGCAACCCGCTGTACTTCCCGAAAGGTAATGAGCACGGCGACTACTACGAACCACTGTGGATCGCCGGAGGTAAGCATGGCAGGACGCCGCTTGAAGCTGCTATGCGCTGCTATGTAGCGAGAAAGCTGGGCAACGAAGTAGATGTACCCGACGAACTTCTAACGTTAGACGGAGACGACGATGAAAAAGCAAACGGTTGAAGCACTGATACAAGACCTCAAGGCACTCATTCAGGTGCAGGAGGAGAAGGAGGAGCTGCTCATTCAGGTCATAAAGATGTGCCGGGATGAGATCAACAAACCCTCAGCCAATAAGACACAGCTGCTCGCATCACTCGACAAGTTTATCTCAACGCACTACCCCACCACTCACTAAGGAGACATCGTGGACATTAAAGAGTTAGCTATATCCCGTGCTATAGCCATGCTCAACGCAGCGGATGCCAAGTACAAGATCGTGATGCCTGACGGGCGGGAGTTCGGAGAGCTTGAGGTTAAGCCACCCCGCATCCGCAAACGTAGCTACAGATACCCGCCCGGCGAGATGAGTGCCTACTGGCGGCCACTGGTGAAGGACTTCGAGGTGGGTACGGTGTTGTCTATTCCGTTCGGCAAGTTCGACGGGGTACACCTGCGCGGCACCATGTCAGGGTACTTCACAACTACCTACGGTAAGGGTGCGGTAATGACGTCAATCAACCATGAAACCAAAACTATTGAATGTTTAAGGGTGAGCTGACATGTGGACATCAAGCGTAGTTAATCGCAGTGAGATAGAGGAGCGTCTTGAGGAGCTCGACGCTGAGCGCGATCAGTTCATGGAGGAGACAGGGCTAGACGAAGTGGCCGATAGCGAAGCGTGGGACGAAGCCCTCAAGGTGTGGGAAACCCATAACGAGGAGGGGCAGGAGTGGCTCAAGCTATCCGAGGTCCTCGAAGAGATGGGCAGTGCCGATTTACTTATCGCTGAAGATTATTGGGTGGAGTATGTGCAGGACATGCTGGAGGGGTGTGGAGACATACCCGACAACCTGCCGTGGTACGTGGAGATCGACTGGGAAGCAACCGCCAAGAATGTGGCCGGTGACTACAGCACCATCACAATCGACGGCAAGGAATGGCATTACCAGTACAACTAAGCAACGCTTCTAACGTTAGAAACCACCCTTAACAGGAAGAAACGACGATGAAACCAATAGATCGCTTTAACAAGGCGAGGATCGCCATCATGCGTCACCCACGCTTCTGCCGGTACAGCGGCATCATGGCGTGCGGCGATACCAAGCTGACCACCGACGTGCCGACAGCCTGCACGGACGGGTGGAACACGTACTTTAACCCCGAGTTTTTCGCAGACTTCACGGACAGCCAGCTGCGCATGCTTATCCTGCATGAGCAACAGCACAAGGCATACCGACACAACGTAGTGTGGCGCAGCCTGTGGAAGAAAGACCCACAGCTCGCCAACATCGCCGCTGACCACTTCGTGAACCTGTCCCTGATAGACATGGACGCAGGCGAGGGGTTTGTCACCATGCCTAACGTCGGTGTGCAGCCTGACCCACAATACCGCGGCTGGTCGGTGGGTCGTATCTACCACCACCTCAAGCAAGACCCACCGCCCGAGGGCTCAGGCGGCATGGACGACCACGACTGGGAGCCCTCCTCCGACCCTGCCAACCCCGACGAAGCAAGCGAGGCCCAACGGGCCCTCGACCAAGCGCGTGCCCAGCAGATAGACCAAGCCCTGCGCCAAGGCGAGATACTTGCCAAGCGTAGGGCCGCCGCACTTGGGCTAGACAATGAGCTCGGGTTCGGTGAGCTGCTGCACCCCATGGTCGACTGGCGCACCGCCCTGCGGGAGTTCGTGACGGAGCATTGTGCAGGCAAGGATGAGTCCTCATGGCGCAGGCCTAACCGACGCTACCTAGCCGACGACGTGTATATGCCGTCCATGCAGGGAATCACTATGACGCGCTTGGCTGTGGTGATGGACACCAGCGGCTCGTGCTTCGGCACGGACATCGCCACGCGGTTCGTTAGCGAACTTGCCGCTATCGCGGAGCAAGTTAAGCCTACCCTCATTGACATATTGTACGTTGACACCGAGGTAGCCATGCACCAGACATTCGACCATGGCCAGTTCGCTGTAGCGCAGCTTAGACCGCGTGGTGGTGGCGGCACTAATCTACCAGTGGCGTTCGGCTACCTGAGCGACAAGCGCATTGAGCCCACTGCCATGGTGGTGCTCACGGATGGCGAGACACCGTTCGGCAACCCGCCGGCGTACCCCGTGCTGTGGGCGATGAGTTCTAACGTTAGAGCGCCGTATGGCACCACCGTGTATTTGGGAGACTGAGGTTCGAAAAATGGGAATGAAATTAACAGCAAGTGAATTAAAGGAACGCTATCCGCGCAAGTTTGAAAAGGAGCATGAAGATTGGATCAACCAGCTGTGGGATGACTGGTGGGATTATGTGTGGGAGGGTTTCAAGGAGGATATGCAGGCTAAAGGCATGAGTGAGCTGGAGGGCCCGCAGTTTGACCTGTACCGCCGCTACGCCATGTTCTCTGGCACCCTCAAGCTAAGCACGATCATGGAAGAAACAGGCGCCCATGAAAAATATTACCCGCTGTACTTGGCCGTTGTGCAGGCTAGGGATTATGTGCGGTGCCATCCAAAAAGCAGGTCCGATACCCTCGGTGTAGCTGTATCCAGCTACTCTTTCAGTAGCAATCCCGAAGGCGTGTTCTCTGACATGGATGACGACGACTGGCAGGACTTAGTGGGCGACCTATGGAAGCAGTGCGATCCTGAATCCCTTGCACTCGAGTATTGCAATGACTTGTGCCACGACCTGCTCAAACGCCTTGATGATGCTTACGGGTGGGAAACATCCGAAGAAAACTTTATAGAAATGTGCGAAACCAACGAAGTGACCTTTGAGGTGAACGACGATGAAATTCAAGATTGATATTGCAGGTACATCAGTTTTCCTGTCTCCCGAACAGCTGGGCCAGCTGGTCATAATGCTGGGCGATGCCACCCGCATTGAGGAGAAGTACGTAGGCACAGGCAAGGGACCCAACGGCGCGTCGTACATAAAGCTCATCCGTTCGTACCAACCGTCCGAGCACTTCCGACCGTACTGCGTAACCGACGACGAGTATGCGGCGATGGAGCTCGTCACCAAGCTGGAGGATGAGAAAAATGGAACAAGTTGAGTGCAGGTATTCTGAGTCCGATGGGTATTACTACCTCGCCATATACGACCATCGGGTGATCGGACGGTTTGCGGTAGTCGACCAAGAGGGACCCATCGACAAGCGTCCTGAGTGGCTCACGAACATTGTTAATATCGCTGCTGTTGGTGACCACTTTCTGTCTGTGACAGACCCTCCGCCTACTCGGGTGTTGTGGTTCTGGATGGACAAGAACTACAACTTGCTCGAGATCGGATCGCATAATTTATGACGAAGTTTTGCAGCAACTGCATGAAAGTCCGCCCCTCTGAGGGCGGAGTGTGGCTACGCACAGCCACAGCTAAGCGTTGGAGATGTGCCGCATGTACCGCACGGGTTAAAGCTCGCAGCGGACCTAATCAACCTGAAAGGACTCAAGATGAATCTGGAGCTGGTGAAGGAAGCATTGAAGGTGGCTGACAGCATTCTGGGCGCAGCCGTGCATTCCGGCACGCATTTTCAAACAGCGGCGGGCAAGGATGACGCTGTGCAAGCTCGCAACTTGGTCAAAGCCGCATTACAGGAACTTACACATGAACCGCATTCCGTCCGTGCCTAATCTACAACAAGTTGTTCGACCTCAGCCTCACGCTACATACAACGAATTGCGGCAAAAAAACGATCAGCTTGAAGCTGAAGTAGGCAGGCTTAAAGAACTGGTGGATTATCAGCACGCCATCATTGTTGGCCAGCAGCCTCTTATGTCTCACCTCCAGTGGGAGGCGTCTAAGTGGAATCATTACAAACGTATTCTCGAGGCCAAGGAAGGGAAAGCCGCGGTGTCTGAGGCAGAGAGTCAGGTTCAGCAGCGAATGTCAGGACTAATTTGAGGGCAAAAAATGATGACTGAGGAAGAATTTACGACTGTTATGGAACAAGGGTATGAGGATGGATACCGAGGTGGGTTAATTATCGGATTCATCCTTGGAGCGCTCAGCGCGCTGGCCGCGGGCCTGCTTTATATGGTGGTGATGAGATGACCGAGGAACAAAAGAAGGCATGGAATGACGCTATTGATGCAGTATTGGAGCTGTTGAGGATTCATCCCCCAAGCCGCATAGGGGAGGCAGCATTTATGCGGCGTTTAATTAACCTCAAGGAGACGTTAAAGTGAAGTCAGTATCAAGCATGTCGGACGCACGTACATTTGTTAGTGATACAACGGTGGTAAGCCCGTTTCGCCCCCCGGCACAACCGCAACTGAAACCGAAAGACCCAGTACGGTGGGCGAATTCGGACAACCCACTGCGTCCGGCGCCGATGCCTAAAGTAGTGACTCAAAAAGTAAATGCTCAGCCAGTTAGAACATTGCCTACAGTACAGGAACCCCCGGTGCAGGAAAGCAAAACACGCCCTCGCCTTAGAGCAGCCTTGATGTTAGCGGGTGCATTTTTGGTTATTCCCGGGCTAATCGGCGGCATGATTTCAATGGTAGCGTTAGGGCCACTTGGATTGGCCGTGGCAGCAGGGGCACTGTTTGTCGGGAGTGCGCTCCTGAAGGCTGCGGTAAACATGTAAGGAAAAGACATGGGCAACGGTGTGAGCAGAACGTATCCAGTAGGGATTATTAAGCACAGCCCGACGAGAGTTAGCTTCGGCAAACCCGAAGTTCGGGTATATAACCGAGAAGAGTGGGAGACAAAACCGTTGCTCAACACTCATGAAGTACGCCGCATCGAAGCCAAGATAAAAGCGGCTGCGGTGCGGCCTATTGAGCCTCAGTGCCGATTACCAGAAATTGAGTTGCCAAAACCAAAATGGTGGCAGAAATTACTGCGTACATCTCTTGAAGATCAGCTCGGACTTTTGCTTGGCTCTTGTTTAGTGGCTGGCGCGGCGACGATATTTATGGGGCCAGTAAGTTTTGTTCTTCCAGCAGCAGTAATAGGTTTCATGCTTGTCAGCGCAGCATATAAAGCGACTGCAAAAAAACTCCCCACTGAAGCAGAAATCATGGCAAGAAGAAAAGCAGCACAGCATTTAATTAAGTTGGCGAATAAATACAGACGGGCAGGGCTGCATATTGAGGCCAAACTGTATGCAGATATGGCACAAAAACAATTGAGGATAAAATGACAGACCAAGAAATGCACCAATTCAATGCGCTCCGTAAGGGATTGAATGCCACCTGCTTAGTTATAAAGCGCTTGCTAGCTGAGCGACACTCTATACCCATGACAGACCCGCGTATTGATGAGCTAACAATCAAACTGGTAAATGCCGCCGCTGATATGTTTGAAGCTGACGCGAGAAAGGATAACTTGCAATGAACCTACGCGAAGCAGCACAACAGGCGCTTGAGGCGTTGAGCGTGTTGAAGCCCGACAATTGGGAAGATAAAGAATTGCAAATCCAAGCATGGGAGGCCCTTCGCGCCGCGCTATCTGAAGAAGCCATGCAACGCCTGACGGATGTGCAGCAGGAGATGGAGCCTGCAATTACAAGAACTGAACGAGGACTGATTTTGCACGTTGGGTGGGATGACATTCCGGCAGGGGCCAAGCTATATCTCTATCCACCAAAGCGAGAATGGGTTGGGCTGACGGATGAGGATATGAAAGAGATTTTTATCTACGCCGGAGATACAGCAAAGCGTGTTGCCCGCGCCATCGAAGCCAAGCTGAAGGAGAAAAATTCATGAGATACACACAAGCCAAACCGCTGATTGACAAACTGATGGACATCGCAGTCCTATTCCATGGCTCGCCGTCGCTGCTTAGAGACAGGCTGTATTCCGCCATCAATGAGTTCCTGCCTGACATGGACGAAGCGTGCATGGAGCGCGGGTGTCCGGCCTTTGATGGGCGTGATGTGGTTGAAGAAGCTCCTCCGATACAAGAGCAAACTGAAAAACAAACGATCGATAAAGACACGATGGAATATCTAACCATGGCGCAGGAGGCAGATGTATCAATTCGTGGGCACTACGACGAAACCGGAGTAACCCCGCAAGAACTCGAACGCTTCGCCGCCCTTGTCGCAGCAGCCGAACGCGAGGCGTGTGCGAAGGTGTGCGAGGAAGTCGAGCGTAAGGCAACCAAACAACCGCCGATGGTTGGTCAAGGCGCTCAGTCATGCGCTGCGGCTATTCGAGCAAGGGGAGAGAAATGACTAAAGATCAATACATCAATCTGTTTCATGAGTTAGAACTGAATCGCGTGGCTTTCAAACGTCTTATGGATTGCGATGACGAAGTGTTGCGCCTGGTTAATCGCGCTCTCGAAATAGAACGCGAGGCGTGCGCTCAGATATGCGAATCTTTAGCGCAGGATCGTGGGATGTTTCACCCCGATGATGAAGAGTTTAAAACTGGTGTTTTGGCAGGGGCTGGAATGTGCGGAGTAACGATCCGAGCAAGGAGCAACAAATGAAGAACTTCATCGCAACATATGAAAGCCCGAAGAACATTTTCAGTGGCAAAAAGCTTTTCCGATGCGCCAACATAGCTGAAGCACAGGATCAGTTCTTCGCATGGCTACGCACGCAAAGCACGTACCAACACATGTGGGCACTTACCGTGTCGTTTGAGGAGGTACAATGAAGCTATACGACGTACCAAAAAATACAAAAATTAGAGTTGGGGATGTGCCGCTGATGTTTCACCACATCGACGGCATGTATTCATTGTGCACTGATGAACACGGGCATCCCGTACACCTTGCTGCATGGACCGACGTTGAATGCGTAAGCGAAGCCGATACAGACCAAAGCCAATCCTCCGAAACACGATTGGATATGTAATAGAAGGTGTAACCCCGTTAGCTCAGCATAACCCGCACGTACTGACACTCAAGATCAAGAACCACGCGTCCATGGTTGCGCTGACCAAGGGCGAAGCTACCAAGGATGACTTTAATCGGCTGGTGGCTGCTGCCAATGTAGTCGAGGCGCTGTATATCATGGGCTTTGGCAAGGAGTACAAGGACGCCATGGATAACGGGCACTCCGCCCTTATGGCACTTGGCCAGCGTGGTAAAAAGATCGGCAAGCTTGTGCTGAAGGCGGAAGAACTTCAGGCACTTAACTACATGATGGAGCTGCACGATGCGCAGCTGGATGTCATTACGGTTAAGCATTTGGAGAACGCGATCAAGATGGTTGAGCGCGAACGCAGGGCAGGGCGTACCAAGGATATTGTATGATTGTTAAAGACTCATCCGATGGCACGGCAGCGGTTGACCCGAATTATTTCTGGCAGCCGATTGCTACCTGCCCCATTGGCCGTAAGGTTCAGCTCATCAACAAACCGATGGGCTGCGCTACCTACGGCGTTTATGACCGTAAAAGTACCTACTGGACTCATTGGGCACCCCTGCCCAAGTTCAGTGTTGATTCTTTAAAGGAGCAGTAAATGAAAGCAAAAGATAAAATCCGTAAGGCTTTGGCGAAAAACCCTAACCTGAGCGTGGCCGAGTTGGCCGATAAGCTCAACATCTCTCGCGTTACGGTGTACGCTGTCCGCAAGCAGTTGGCGCAGGAAACGTTTGAGGAAACTGTTGAGGAAACCGCGCCGGTTGAAGTCGAATCCGTTACCGCCAAGCAAGTTGGCGGTAACCATTACACAACCCTTGAGATTCAGCCATGGGAAGTCATCGAACGCAACAACATGGGTTTCTTCGACGGCAATGCCGTGAAGTATCTGATGCGGTACAAGGCCAAGGGTGGTGTGGAGGACCTCAAGAAGGCCCATCACTATCTCGAGAAACTGATCGAGCTCGAGAATGGCCGCAACGCCTGAAGCAAAGGTTAAAGCTAAAGTCCATGCCAAGCTCAAATCGCATGGCGCATATGCCGTCAATTACATTGGCGGCCAATATGCTAATAACGGCACTCCTGATATTCTGGCCTGCTACCGCGGGCGGTTTATCGCGATAGAGTGCAAGGCTGGCAAGAACAAGCCCACCGCTCTTCAGCTGCGCAACCTCGAGCGCATTGAGGACGCCGGTGGGCTGGCCTTGGTTATCAACGAAACCAACTTGGAGGTGCTCAATGACCTCGAAGCCGCTCGATCTAATTGGGCAGATTTTGGCCGATCCGTCACTGATCCTGAAGGGTGATGAGCACGAGCAGGAGATACTTCGCGTGCGGATGAAACAACGGCAAGACGTGGTGCTGGCGGAAGGAATCGAACCCTCGACCGCTCGCTTACAAGGCGAGAGCTCTACCAACTGAGCTACGCCAGCAATTTCTAACGTTAGAACACGATGCCACAAATACTTGTTTGCGACTTTGAAACTTTCTACGACCGCGACTTTAGTTTGTCGAAGCTTACCACGGAGGAGTATGTCCGCGACTCACGGTTTGAAGCCATCGGTTTAGCATTCAAGCTGAATGATGGCGTTACCACGTGGGTGTCCAAGCCGTCCGTGGCGCGGTGGGTTGCCTCGGTAGATTGGTCGGACAAGATTGTGGTGTGCCAGAACACAGCGTTTGATGGAGCGATACTGGCATGGCATTACGGCGTGAAGCCGCTGGCGTGGGCGGACACGCTGAGCATGTCCCGTGCGCTGTACCCACACGACAAGTCGCATAGCCTCAAGGCGCAGGCGGAGCGCATGGGCATCGGTGCCAAGGGCGACGAAGTGCTCAACGCGTTGGGCAAGCACTATGACGATTTCTCAGTCGAAGAGCTCTCTCGGTACGCCGCGTACTGCGTGAACGACGTAAACCTCACGCACACCCTGTTCACCCGCTACATCGAGCAGGGCTTCCCCAAGCAGGAGCTCAAGCTCATTGACCTCACCCTGCGCATGTTCATCGAGCCTCGGCTGGTGCTCGACAACGCCGCGCTGGTCGCTCACCTGCAGGCTGTGCGTGAGCATAAGCAGCAGCTGCTCGACGCCGTGCGTGACCAGCTCATTAACGCTGACCCTGACAATGCCGCGGCTATCCTTTCCGAGGACATCAAGAAGCTCCTCATGTCCAACGACAAGTTCGCCGCCCTGCTGCGCCAGCTCGGCATTGAGCCCCCGCTCAAGATCAGCCCCACCACCGGCAAGGAAACCTATGCCTTCGCCAAGACCGACGAGCCGTTTAAGGAGCTGCAGGAGCACGACGATCTGCGCGTGCAGACACTGGTTGCCGCCCGGCTGGGCAACAAGACCACCCTTGAGGAGACCCGCACCGAGCGCTTCATCGGTATGTCTGGGCGCGGCGAGTTCCCAGTACCCCTGCGCTACTACGGCGCACACTCGGGACGTTGGTCTGGCCAAGACTCGGTGAACCTGCAAAACCTCCCCAGCCGAGGGCCTCACGCCAAGAAGCTTAAGAAGGCCATCCGCGCACCCGAGGGCTACATCGTCATCGACTCCGATTCCGCGCAGATCGAGGCCCGCACCCTTGCGTGGCTCGCCGGGCAGGACGACCTCGTACAGTCATTCCGTGACAAACAGGACGTGTACAAACAGATGGCCAGCTTCATCTACAACGTGGCCGAAGATCAAATCACCAAGGAGCAGCGGCAGGTAGGTAAAGTCGTAATTCTCGGGGCAGGTTACGGCGTAGGACACACTAAGCTCAAGCTGTTCCTCAAGGCCATGGCCGGTGTCGAGGTGTCCGAGGACGAAGCCCGGCGCATCATCAGCGCATACCGTAACCGCTACGCTGCCATTCCGTACCTGTGGGACAAGGCTAACCGTGCGATTGAGGCGCTGCACGCAGGCCAGACCTTACAGGTCGACGCTATCGGGCTCGTGCACGTTGAGCCGGGCAAGGGCCTGACCCTGCCGAGCGGCCTGCACATCCAGTACCCAGGCTTGAAGCGCGTGAACCGCGAGAACAAAACCGAGTGGGCGTACGACGCCAAGGGCATCCTCACTCGCGTGTACGGCGGGCTGTGTGTTGAGAACTTCACTCAAGCTATCGCCCGCTGCGTTATCGCGGAACAGATGCTGCGCATCCGCCGGCGCTATCCAGTAGTGCTGACTGTGCACGACTCCATCGCGTGTATTGCTCCGGCGGATGAGCGTGAGCAGGCCACTCAGTATGTCGTCGAGTGTATGTCGTGGAACCCCAAGTGGGCAGTCGGTTTGCCCCTCGCATGCGAGGCAGGTTCGGGCGATTCCTACGGAGACTGTTGAGGTATAGTCAGGGGCTACCTAAGGACCCTACGATGCTCTCTCATTCATACTCCGCTATTAAGGATTTTGAAGGCTGTCCCCGTCGTTACCATGCGGTTCGCATACTGAAGCAGTTCAAGCAGTCAGATACTGAAGCCACACTGTACGGCACAGCTGTACACAAGGCGTTTGAAGAATACATCCGCGACGGCAAGCCGCTTCCCGAACAGTTTAAGTTGTTCGAGCCATACGTCGAGCCGCTCAAGAACATTAAGGGCACCGTGCTGTGCGAGCAACGAATGGGCATCCGCAAGGACTTTACTCCTTGCGAGTTTTTCGACAAGAACGTGTGGTTTCGCGGCGTGCCCGACTTCTTGGCGGTGAACAAAACCAAAGCCCGGATAGCCGACTACAAGACCGGGAAGTCTGCGCGCTTTGCCGACCCCGACCAGCTCGAGCTGATGGCAGCGATGGTGATGGCACATCATCCTGAGGTTACACATGTGTCCGGGATATTGTTGTTTGTCGTAGCTCGAGATGTGGTCAAAGCAGAATTTTCGCGCGACATGCTTCCAAACATCTGGTCAAAATGGGCAGGCCGCGCTAGTATGATTGAGTCAGCTGTGGATCACGGCGCATGGGGGGCTAAACCCTCCCCGCTGTGCCGGTTCTGTCCGTTGACGCAAGAAGCATGTGAACACAGATAGTGCAACATGGCCCCCAGCCACCGGTGGGGTAAAACAGTGGCAGCTGTAGGTAGGACTGCTCGGATCATCAGCGTCTCCCCCTACTGATACAGCAGGCCCCCGTCTCTCCGGGGGGCCAACACGCATGAGGATTGGCGCATAAATATCGGTCATGGGGAATGAAGTCGCGCTCTGGGTTCGAAACCAACGTGCACTGCCCTTCATCCCGATTGAGCGTAACGGATCGCAACCGTAAACAGTCCTCAACCGTGTTGGTGAATGCGCAAGCTGATGCGCAACGAGTTGTGTCTGATACGTGGCGTGGCTGGGACAGTGCCGAATCGGTAAGGTTGAGTGCCCCAACGAATAACACAGACTGGTCACACGTCTTAATGCAGAAATGCCGGAGATCAGCACCGGCCACCAACACTTGACCGCAGGGAGAGACCTGCCTGATTAGGGAGCCGGATATTCCTTTGACACCTCGGAAAGACGAGGGCTAACACACATGCGTCCTGAGCGGCTAGGTGGGGGAACACCTAGTGCGCGCCCCAAGGGCGCAGCCGTGTTAGCATAAGGTAAAAGTTTTTGGCTTACGCCAACCGGGATCGCTAAGTGGCTACGAAAAAACGTAATTATGCGCGTGAATATGCTCTGTATCAGGGTACCCCGGAGCAACTGAAGAAACAGTCCGAACGGCACAAGGCCCGGCGTGCCTACGAAAAGGCTAACGGCAAGCTGCCGGACAGTATGGATGTGGACCACGTGAAGCCCTTGAGCAAGGGCGGAACCAGTAAACTAAGCAACCTACGGGCCGTGCCCAAGTCGAAGAACAGAAGCTTTGCGCGTACCAGTACGAACAAGGTTAAGTAGTCTATACAACCAGTAGGACGTTTATGCAGATCGTGGACAACCGCGCGCTGCTCTTCGTCACGCGCAAGGCAGATCAGATTACTGCCTTGATCCCCAAAAGCCGCATCCTTGCACGCAGTGGTGACAAGGCGCAGGTGCTCGTGAATTGGGGGCCGGACGAGGTGCAGATACTCCGCAACCTCAAGATCAAAGCCCCGCCTAACCCGATACTGGGTAGGTACGAATGGCCGGGCGTATACAAACCCTTCGAGCATCAGCGCACTACTGCAGCATTCCTTGCGTCACACCCTCGGTGCTTTTGTTTCAATGATCCCGGCACAGGCAAGACCAGTGCTGCGGCGTGGGCTGCCGACTACCTGATGAATCAAGGCAAGGTTAAGCGCGTGCTGGTGGTGTGCCCGGTGTCGATCATGGACACAGCATGGCGGTCTGACTTGTTTAAGACCGTGATGCACCGCACTGTTGGGATTGCGATTGGGTCGCGAGAAAAGCGCGAGGCCATCATCAACGGGCGCTACGAATTCGTCATCATCAATTTCGATGGCGTAAAGATAGTCACTCCGGCACTCGCGGCAGGAGGGTTTGATCTTATCATCGTCGACGAAGCCAACGCCATCAAAAGCGTATCCACCGACCGCTGGAAAGCGCTCGCCTCGCTTGTGCGCGCGGACACCCGGCTGTGGCTGATGACCGGCACCCCTGCCTCCCAATCTCCATTGGATGCGTATGGGCTGGCCAAGCTCGTCAACCCAGACGGCGTGCCGCGCTTTTTTGGCGCGTGGCGTGATAAGGTGATGGTCAAGATCACGCAATACAAATGGGTGCCCAAGAATGAGTCTCAGGCTATTGTGCATGCAGCGTTACAGCCGGCTATTCGGTACACGAAAGAAGAGTGCTTGGACCTGCCCGATCTGCTCTATGCTACCCGGGAAGTGCCCCTTACACCGCAGCAGCAAAAGTACTACAACGCCATCAAGCAGGAAATGATTACTCGCGCGGCAGGTGAGGAGATCACCGCCGCGAATGCCGCGTCAATGCTCAACAAGCTGCTGCAGCTGTCCCAAGGTGCGGTATACACCGACACCAAGGAGATCGTGCAGTTCGACATCAAGCCCCGACTGGCTGAGCTCATAAGTATCATTGAGCAGACTGACTATAAGGTGCTGGTGTTTGTGCCGTTTCGGCACGTGCTCGAGATGCTTCGCGACGCCCTGACTGGCTACACCGTGGAGGTTATTCACGGAGGTGTGCCAGCTACGGCGCGGGCTGAGATCATCAAGCGGTTCCAGACGCAGGACAACCCGCGCATCCTGCTCATGGTGCCGCAGGCTACTGCGCATGGCATCACACTAACCCGGGCAGATCAGGTGGTATGGTGGGGGCCTATCCCGTCCACCGAGTATTACCTGCAAGCTAACGCCCGCGCCCACCGGCAGGGCCAGACACGCAACGTAACCGTCACGCACCTGCAGGGCAGTCCGGTGGAGAAGCGTCTCTACACCATGCTGCAGGGCAAGATCGACATGCACCAAGCGCTCGTCGAGTTGTACAAACAAGAAATAAGTTGACAGTGTTTACTGTCAGAAGTAGGCTGTAACAACATACGACCAAGGAGACTTTTATGGACGCTGCGAAACTTGTGCAAGTTTATTTGAAGATGCGAGACACCAAGGACATGATGGTACGTGACCATGAAACCAAGCTAGCTGCGCTCACTTCCCAAATGGAAGCAATCGAACAGGAACTCATTGAAATCTGCAAAGCCACGGGACAGCAGGGAGGCAAGACGCCGTACGGAAGCTTTACGAAAACCGTTAAAACGCGCTACTGGACTAACGATTGGGATAGCATGTACCGCTTTATCAAAACGCATGACCTGCCGCAGCTGCTGGAACGACGCATACACCAAGGAAATTTTAAGGAGTTCATGGAAGCTAATCCCGGGACGCTTCCTGAAGGATTGAACGTTGACTCGCGCTACGCCATAACCGTGCGGAGGTCCAAATGATTAAGTTTTTATATGGCGTATCAGTAGCCCTTATACTCGCCGGCGGATTTGGCATAGTCGTTAAAGCAGAAACAGAAAATGAAAAAAACCTCGATGCGTTAGAAGCCGCATGTGAGAGCTCCTTGGGCGTGCTGGCACGTATGCGCCAAGGCTATAAATGTGTCGTGCCAGTTCACCAACTTATAAGGAACAACCATGAGTAACCTAACCCTATTCAACAACGGCTCTTCCGTTCCTGATTACTTGCGCAATCCTGAGGATGACGTTACCAAGTCGCTCGCCGGTCAAAGCTCTACCAAAGCTATCTCCATCAAAGGCGGTGTGTGGCGTCTCATGTCTGGCGGTGAGGAAATTGCCAAGAATGAGGACAGAGCCCTTAATATGGTGATCGTGGCCGCCGCCAAAACCAATTCGCGCACCTACTTCCAAGGCAAATACGAAGAGGGCAAGGATATTGGCCCGACATGTTGGTCTGCTGACGGCGTTAAACCCAATGATGAAGTGCCGGCCGATCAGCGCCAGTCCAGCCTGTGCGTCTCTTGCCCCCAGAACATTGAGGGCTCTGGCGAAGGCAAGTCCCGCGCATGCCGTTTCAGTCGTCGTCTAGCAGTTGTACTAGACAATGACATTGGCGGCGACATTTACCGCCTGCAGCTGCCCGCCAAGTCTATTTTTGGCAAGCCGGTTGATGGCAAGATGAGCCTGCAGGCGTATGCCAACTTCCTGTCTGGCCACAACGTGCCTATCAACGGGTTGGTCACTGAGGCGCGGTTCGACACTGGTGAAGCGGTGCCTGTGCTGCGCTTCAAGGCTGTCCGCCCGCTCACTCGTGAGGAATGGGAAGTGGCCAAGGCTCAGGGCGCATCCGAAGATGCCCGTCGCGCTATTGAGTTCAAGCTGGCAGTTAAAACTGACAAGCAAGCTGCCCTGCCTGCCGCGTTTGCTGAGACTCCTGCCCGCAAGGAAGTGGTTGCCGCCGAGCCTGCTGTTGAGGAAGTAGCCGAGCCGGTCAAGCGCGCCAAGAAAGCTGCGCCTGCTGCTGAGCCTACGGATAAGCCGAGCGTGGCTGCTATCCTAAGCGACTGGGGTTCTGACGACGATGAGTGATCGGCGGGGGTACAGCTCAGCACTTATTGAAGAGGTAGCTGCGGCTGACCCCGCGCTGCCCGCGGTACGCTTGGCCAAGCTGTGCATCGCACAGGGAAGGTCTGTGTGGGAAGTCTCAGCTCAGCTGGGCGTATCGCGGATTACAATTTACAAGTGGTTTTGCGGTAGAGTGAACCCACGCAGCAAGCACTTGGAACGAATTTTTAAACTAATTTCTGAACTTGAGCGTGCATAATCAGTACCGAGGCTAGGCTACGCTGATCCCGTAGCGACGAGGCGGAACACGGGGCCGCCGCCTCACCTATTACCCCGCACATAACAATAACCCCGTGTGAGGCTACGTGAGCACCGCATTCCTAGACGCTGTTCTGCCGTCTGCAGGTCTCTACTGTGTAACAAGGATCAAAAACAAAAAGGTCGTCGACCAGCGGTTCTGCACAAGCAAAACCGACATCGCCCAATTAACCTCAACCCTGAATGAAGCCCCGTGGAACGTCTACGTGGCGTTGGCGTCATTCAAGTCTGAAGTCCGCGAGGCGGAGAACGCCCGCACCATTAAATGCTTTTTTGTCGACATCGACAGCAAGAACGGCAAGCCATACGCCAGCGCTGCCGAAGCTGGTCTTGCGCTCAAGCAATTCGTCAAAGCCTCCGGTCTGCCCATCCCCACAGTCGTGGCCTCGGGCGGCGGCGTGCATGCGTATTGGACGTTCACCGAGGAAGTGCCAATCGCGCAGTGGCGTCCGTATGCACGTGCCTTTAAACATTTCTGTTTTGAGCATAGCCTGAAGATAGATGCCCAAGTGTCTGCCGACGCAGCGCGAGTCATGCGCATGCCGGGTACGCTCAACTACAACACCGCCACGCCCACGCTAGCCAGCTTGGTCAAGCTGGGCAAGCCCACGCTGTTTGAGGACTTGTGCAAGCTGCTGCCGGCTCCGCCAGCCGATTTGACTGCGGCCACAGCCTTCGGCGCGGACGACATGACCCGCGGGCTGGCACACAGCAGTGACCTACCCCCGTGCGAGTTCTCCACCTTGCTCGACAAGAGCACCCGCGGCAACGGTTGCGCCCAGATCAAGTGGGCGTATGAGAACCAGTCTGAGGTGCCGGAGCCTCTGTGGCGTGCGGTGCTGTCGATAGCGTGGAACTGCACGGATGCACGCACCGCCATCCATGACGTATCCCAGAACCATCCAGAGTATTCGTACCACTCGACGCTGGCCAAGGCCGAGCGGCTCACTCAAAAGCCGCATACCTGCCAATGGTTCCGGGACAACAACCCCGAGCTATGCAAAGGCTGCCCGCAGAAAGTCACCAGTCCTATCCAGCTGGGTCGCACCGTCAAACCCACGCCCACGGTTGTTGAGGACGGCGCTGAGGTTTATGTGGTGGAGCACACCGTAGCCACCCTGTCCGGCACGCAGCAGTCGGTCACGGTATCTATCCCGGCGTTCCCGTTCCCTTACTACCGAGGCGAGCGCGGCGGGGTGTACCGCGACGAGGAAGCGCCGGATGGCGAGAAGAAGCCGGTTGAGATATACGCGCAAGACCTCTATCTAACTGGGCGATTCTACGACTCCGACGACCACGGAGACGGTGAAGGCGAGTTGCTTGGCGTCTGCCTACACTTACCACGTGACGGGGTGCGTACCTTTTACGCCCCGGCAACATCGCTGCTCAACAAGGAGAAACTGCAAACCATCCTGCTCAAGCATGGGGTGGTCGCATTCGGCAAACAATGGGACGGCATCATGGCTTACTTCGCTTCATCCATCCGCAAGCTGCAAAAAGACGCGAGCGCATACCGCACGCGCAACCAGATGGGCTGGACGCCTGACGAGCTTGGCTTTGTCGTGGGCGAAATTGAATATACCGAGATTGGCCCCAAGCTGGCCCCGCCTGCCAGCAGCACCCGGCAGATGGCCCCGGCGTTCCAACCTGCCGGTAGCCTCGACGAATGGAAAAAAATCGCCAACTTCTACGACAAAAAAGGCATGGAGCCCCACGCCTTCACCCTGTTCTGCGGCTTCGGTTCTCCGCTTATGCCCCTGTTGGGCGGGTTCGACGTGAAGGGTGCAGTGGTCAATCTGGTGTCCAACGAGTCCGGCACGGGCAAGACCACCGCTGTCATGGTCAAGGACTCCATCTTCGGGAACCCGGCTCGGCTGTTGGGCTCCGCGGACGACACCTATCTGGCCAAGTTCCAGCATATCGGCATGCTGAACAACATCAGCCCGTCGTTCGACGAGATGACCAATTCCAAGCCGGAAGAGCTCTCCGACTTCATTTACTCCGTCACGCGCGGTCGAGCTCGGCACCGGATGGATTCTCAAGCCAACAAGCTGCGGAACAACAACACCACGTGGAGCAGCATTGTTGTCACCACCAGCAACTCCGTGTTCTCCGACGCCATCAGCAGCATCAAGTCCACCTCCGGCGGCGAGCAGGCGCGCCTGCTGGACATCTACGTCGGCGCGGTACCCGACATAAGCAAGGCCGAAGCCGACGAAATTTTCCGCAAGCTGTCGACCAACTACGGCGTAGCCGGCCCCGTGTTCATCAGCTATGTGCTGGCCAACAAGCAGCTGGTCATCGAAACCCTGCACAAGATGCAGAATAAAATCGACGAAGAACTCAAGCTCGACAAGGCCGACCGCTTCTACTCCGGCTTGCTTGCTTGCGCGTTCACTGGCGCATACTTCGCCCGCAAGCTGGGCCTGTTCGACATCAACATTGGCCGGGTATACCGCCACATGCTGCACGAAGTGCTGGGTATCCGCGCGGCGCGCGTGTCCTCCGTCGGCTCGAGCACACAGGTCGCCGTCGAAACACTGGGTCGCTACATCAACGAATTCCTGTCCAACGCGATCATCATCGAAAGTGCCAAGAACGGCGTACCCGCCGCGCCGATCACAGCACCACGCGGCGCGTTGAAGATGCGGTACGAACCAGACAGCAAAGAGTTATGGATACCCGTGCACGAGCTACGCACCTACTTCGTCGAGAAGCAGGTGGATGTGAAGCAAAGCTTAGCCGTGATGACCAAGAACGGCATGCTCAAAAACAAGGGCAAGGCTCTCAACAAGCGGATCGGTGCCGGCGCTATGGGCAGCATGAGCGCAGTGCCCGTGCGGTGTTATTGTTTTGATAGCGACGCGGTAGGTATGACAGATGTCATTCCTCAAAGCCAAGAAACTACCTGACAACGTCCGGGTCCTCACCATCTTCGGCGCGGAGTACTGGATGCCTTGGGAGGACATGCGCCGCGGTTGCTCCTGCTTTCTGCCGACGACCGCCACCGCCCAGCAGGTAGCCGAACTGCTAGGTCCCATCGAGAAATACCTCGGATGGCACTTCGCAGTGGCTAACCGCTGTGAATACGGACGCTACGGCGTCCGTATCTGGCGCATGGTCTGATTACTTCTTACCCAAGTAAATCTGTTTGGCTTCGCGCAGCCAGCTGAGCTGCTCGTTAATCATTTTCTCCACCTCCTGCTTGGCCTTGAGTCGTTCTGCAGAGTTCGGGATTTCTCTCTCGCCGTTCGGGCTTTCGAGGAAAGTGATGTACTGCCGTTGTTGCGCCAGTTGAGTCAGCGCGATGTTTGTCATGGCAGCCAGCGTGAGCTCAGCTTCATGCGCCTTGGCGTACTCAACCGCCCGTTCCGCGTCGTTTTTGGAAAGATCGTCCAGCGCCCGCTTATAGGGTGCGACCTTGTTCACCAAGTCGTAGAACTCTTCCTTCGGCCCGGTTGGCACATCCGGCAGCAGATACTGACCAATAAACCAGTACTGGCTCAGCGGGCGATCAATCTTGCCCGGGTTGATAAGCTGGTCGGTCAGCATGTTAGACAGCGGCACCGCCCCACCAAAATACCCACGCAAGGTGTTGTCGATGACAATCGGAGAAATCTCCACGCCCATCGTCTCAGACGCCCAGCGACCGATAGCTTTAGCTAGCTCGCTTGTGGACGATACTGCCTGCATACCTGCCGGAAGGTTGGCCTTGTAAATGCCTGTGAGCGGACGCCCCGTCACGAACGAGTAATTCAGCACTCCCTCAATGATTGGCTTCACTGCCTGCGGAACTGGCGTCATACGCCCGCCAATTGGCGAGTATTGCGTGAACGCATACGACAGCGCCGACTTCACAGCCTCGCTGGCAAGCTGCTCCTGCGGGGTATCCAGCCGGGACATGTAGCTAATAACAGTCTCAACCGGCACCTTGAACAGCGCGGCCATATCGCTGGGTACCGGCAGTCTTTTGCCGCCTACAATCCAGTTGTCCGAACGCGTACGCAAGTCCTGCTTTTCGTATTCATCATCTCCGGTATTGGCCAGCGCGTACAGGACACTAAAGCCCACCATTTTGGCCGCCTGCGTCCAAAACAGCCGGGCCGCCGTACGTCTATCAACCGACGCTGAGCCCCTGCCAGTCATACTGCGCAGCAATACATCACTGGCTTGGATGTACGCGTTGAAGAACGGGATAGTCGCCACGGCGCTGCCGATAGTTTGGCTGGCTCCACGCCTGCGGAAATTGATGAACTCCCGAGCCCGAGTGAGTGCAAGTGCTTCGTCCTTGGACTCCTTGATTGTGCGGTCGTAAATAGCCTTACGAATGGCCAAGTCCGACGCACGGGTCAGCGACTCAAGGCGATGATGCAGCTCGCGCAGGGGTTTACGTTTGGAGTAACCCAAGTTAAACAGCGCCACTTCGGTCGGATTGCTGGGGTTGTAGTCGACTTCACCAACCAAGCCCTTTTCCGCAAACCGTTTGGTGAACTCATGGTTTTTGCCGAAGATCAGCTCATGCGTACCGATGCGCAGGAAGTTGGTGATGGCTGGAATAATCAGCAACGACGGGTGTTTCACACCTGATGTGATAAATGCCCGTTGGATGTCATCCGTCACCTGCTTGGCCACAAACGGAGGCATGACGGTCACAATCCGGCGCAGGATTTGAGACACTGCAGCAAACACCTTGGTGATTGCCATCTTGGGGCCTTGCATGTCTTTGAAGGCCCGCATATCCCAGTGCGACCGCACCTCGTAGTAATACTCCCGTCCGTTGCGGTAGGCTGCCACCACATTGTTTGGGTTGGTAAGCCCAGACTTAGTGTACCCAAGCTCTTTAGCCTGCCCGATGTCCGCCAGCAGTTTGAGCGTTGTGGCATTGGCATCCTGCCTCAGCGTTTGCTTTAGCATCCACGTCATCAGCTTGGCGTGGTTATCAACCACGTTGCCAACTTCCATTCGAGTCGTGCCTTTAAACATCGGCAACGATCCGAGCTGGGCAAGGCCTCGGCCAGCACTGCGCTTGGGGGTGAACTTATCGAAGAACTTATCGATACGATCAAACGGCACATACCCTGACGCTTCTTTCCACTGATCGGCTACTTCTTTGCTGATACGTCCAACTGAAACCAGCTTGTCAATCATGTGGAATCGCTGCTGGTCCATCATCTTGAGGATTTCTTTTACTTCCGGGTTGGCCTCAAGGCCGCGCAGGGCGATGGCGATTTGTTCTTCCGCAGAACGCGGGTCAGCTTTAGCCAGCTTGTGAATTGGGAATACGGCTTCCTTTTCCGCTTTGTTGACCTTGACCATCTCATTCAAGCGCACCGCTTCCATCATTTTGGAAGTTTCAGCATACGCCTGCTCGAACGTCATGCCTTTAGCGTCACCCCAGTTCTTAACAGCAGCGAGCACGTCCGCGATGGAGGAGACGTTTTTGGTTCGCTTCACTACCCACTCGCCAAGCGTCGCGTCCTTCTCCATATCACCGTTTTCAATGAACGCATTGAACATCTTTTCCGCGTCCGCGGCTTGGCGGATCAACAACTCAGGATTGGTAAGCCCGGTAATGTTATCCCGCACATTGCCGTCAAACAGGATATTGAGGCGATTAACAACCGATGCGTACGCATCCGCAATCTCCGTGCGGAACCGAGTTACAAACGGAACGTCATCCTTCTCAAGGAAGATGCGGCTTGCTGAGCGGATCATGCGCCCCGCAGGCCCGGGCTGGTCTTTCATCAGCTCGCTCTTCTCAGCGATGCCCTCGGTGGGGCTTACCGCGCGAGATGGTTGGGCAGTGGTGTCGACAGTGCCAGACCACACAACCGGTTTAGCCGGACCCATGTTATTGAGGAATTCGGCTACTGATTTAGCCGGAGCAAACCGCTGCCCTGTAACGGCAGCAACCAAAGCCCGAAGCTTGTCCGCGACAGACTTGAAGAACTTTTCAACGACTGAAACAGGTCGTTCGTCCGTGGTAGCCCACTTGGAAACGTTGTCAGCAAACCATTCGCTGAAGGATGTCCAGTACGGCGATAGCAGTTTGGCTTCAACCTCTTTACCCACTGTCGCCGCATGCGATTCAGCTGTTTCACGGTTGCGCAAGGATTCAATCACTTCCTTGGCGGACGCGCCTTTAGTCGTCTGCAGCCACTGTTCGTACTCAGTTTTGATGGCAGCTTTAACATCGCTCGAAGCATTGTCGTACGACACGCGCTGAATGAGATGCCCCAACTCATGCGCAATGGTTTCCAGCGTACGCGCTTCGGACAATCCGGGGCGGAGCGAAATGTAAAAACTGTCGCGCTTGGGGCCGTACGCGCGAAGTGACCCGTCCTCGCCGGGGTCCATACCCGCGGATTGGGCGGAGGCATACTCCGCGTACAGCTTGTACTTATCAATAGCCCCTTCGGCTTTGACATCTTCCGGGTGCAACAAAAACACCTTGATGTCGCCAAGCCCAAGGTCTTGCATGAGTGCTGCCAAGTAGCCCGAATAGCGGCTGTCCACCGTTTCGCTGGCGACAACATTACTCTTGGCGTTGGTAAACGGCCCATCCGGGTTTGCTCGCAAGTTAGCCGCTTCTTCCGCAACCAAACGAGCTTTGGCAGCTCTAAGGCGCTTGGCAAGCTCAGGCGAAAGTTTGCTATCGAGCAGTTTGGAATCTACATCTATCCGATACCGTCCGGTCAGTTCTACCGGGGCATAAACGTACTGCCCCGTTAGAGCACTAAACCCGCGAAGCAATGCTCCTTCTTCATCGGAGTACACCACTTTGCCAGCGACATCTGGCTCAAACTTGGTAGCCCATTCCGGGTGCTTGTCGCTTTCCCCAAACACAGCGGACGGCTCTTCAACTTCCGTGGGCTTAGCAACAACCGGCTCCGCTTTACGCTTAGCTTCTTTTTTTGCTTTGGCTTCTTCCGCCTTTTTGGCAACGGCAGCTTCACGCTCGGCTTTAGCTTTTTCAGCCTTGGCTTTCTTGGCAGTGGCAGCTTCGGCTTTAGATGTTCTTAGGTCCGTAATCTTATTGCCCGCGTGCATACCTGCGTAGGCTTCATACCCGGGTACATCTTCCCGCGATTGCCACAATTCCAGCGGATACCGCCCAACAGCGGGTTCGGTATGATACGGAATGTTTTTGTTTGTATCCGAGGTGCCAAATTTTCCGGTTTTTGGGGTAGCCCAAACCAAAGTGGCAAGCCCGTTTTTCAAGACAACTCGGGCGTTTTTCATGTCAGATACGCCAGCCGCGCTTAACCTTGAGGCATCCGCATCAAGGTAGATTGTTTTTACACTGCGCGGCTTAGCCCCAAAGTCTCCTTCATGTCCGACATCGGCACGGGCGGCCTTGGTCCGTAGGGTTGTGCCGTCCGCGTACACCTTATAGGTAGACCCTTTGGCTGTAGTAAATTCTGCGGTATGTGGTTCTAGTGCAGGGGCAGGCTTGCCTTCAAGCTCAACTGCTGCTGGAGCAACTCGTCCAGCAGGTACCACTCCACGTCCGACAGACTCTCCAGCTCTGGGGGCAGGGGTTGCGGGCGGTGCGACTGCAGGCTCGCTAGGTACGCCCACGCGAGGCTTACCTTCTCCGGGGGCAGGTCTAAATGCAGGTACTGCTGGTTGTGGGAAGAGCGCATCAAACACCTCCGCTTTGGAAGAACCTTCCGTGAGTTTAAGGGCCTTGCGGGCTTCCGGCGCGGCCGCAGGTGCCATCTCCGTCAGCTTGCGCAGGAACGGTCGGTTCTTAGCATTGGCTGCCCACGTCAACGTTTCGGGCCGTACGCCGGCTTCCGTGAGTTTGTTGATGGTTGGCTGGAGTTCCGCCGGTACAGCGCGTTTAGGCGCCAGCGTAGGTTCCGGCACAGGTTCAGTTGGCGCCGACACTTCCGCTTCCGGCGCCGTAAAATCCAGCCGTTGCTGCCCACGCCGTTCCATCTGCTCCGCGGTCAACGGTGCGGTGGGAGCAGCTTCTTCAGCTTTGGCTTTCTTGATCCCGGCTTCTTTGAGTTCTGTAGGCGTGAACAACCTACCCTGCCCGGCAGCGGTATACCCGCGCGGAGTGAGCGCCGCACGGAGCGGCTGGATGCGATCTTTTAGTTCTGCAAGCCGCTCTTTTAGCTGCGCCGTTTGGGGGGATAACTCTTTAAGCCGTTTGAATTCCTGTTCATAATCACTTAACGTACGCGCGTCTTCCAACGGCAACTGCAATTGTTCCGCAGGAGGCGCAACTTCCGCCGGAATAGGCTCTGCCGGAGCCGCCGCTTCTTTGGGCCGTTTAATGCCCGCTAACTCTTCAGGCGAAAACAGCTGCGCTTGCCCCTCCACGGTATAGCCCCGCGGTGCCGCGGCTTCCTGTGCTTCCTTAGCACGTGCTGCCAGCACACGCTGCTGCGCTTCTTCTCGAGCCCGTGCTGCAGGCTCAGCCCGTGCGCCACCACGCAAGCCGCTAACCGCGCCAACACCGCCACCCAACCCGGCAGCACCCAGCGCTGCCATAGCCCCAGTCTCACCCAGCTTCTCAGTCAGGCGCTGTGTGGGGTCAATCGTACGCAGGGCAATGTTCTCGGCCAGCCGGCCGCCAACTTCTTCAGGGATTTCACCTAAGGTCTCACCTGCGGCTGTGCTGACCGCACCTCGAAACACTCCGGGGGCGGCTCTACCAGCAAGCGCCTCCTCAAGGCGGCTAGCCCCGGGCAGGTTCTGCGCCAACCATGAAATAACGCCTGCGCTAGCCCCAGCACCACGGGCGAGGTTGATAGCTTGTGCAGCAGCTTCCGGCTCCGGCGTGCCTTGCCTCACCAGTTTGTCATACGCTGCGGCATAGGTATCCGCCCCGATGTCCGCGCCTTGCATAGCCGCGCCTACGCCTTTAGCGGCAACTGCCCCGGCTTTGATCGCCGCTTCGCGAGCGGCAACTTCCTCAACGCCTTTGGCCAGCCCACGCCGCAATGCAGCGCGACCTACACCAGCCGCGGCTCCGCCCGGAACAATAAGCTGGGGAGCTTGCTTGGCAAGGAACCCTAGCAACAACCCCGGATCAGTTACCGTTTCTCCAAGGGCTGTACCGAAAGCCTGCAGCTCCCCAGTCTTTTCCGCTTCAGCAATCTTGGCAGCACGCGCAGCTTCTCGAGCTTTATAGCCGGGCGACATAGCTTCTTCCGCGGCTTTCTCTGTGCGCTTACCCCAGCCATACAGCCCCGTCTCGCCAAAGTCGCCAGTGGCCAGCCCATACAACTGCCCCGGAAACTGCGCTAGTGCGCCAATGCCGCCTTTGAACTGCTTGCCAATGTCGGACACAGCTTCGCCAGTTGTGCGCTCGGTCGATGCAGGTTTGGCTCCTTGCTTATGGGTTGTATACGCCCATTGCCAAGCGGTGTTTTCATCAGGGGCATCTACTTCATACTCAGCCCCTTCAACGGTCACGTCATATGTCGGCATCGGTTAGCCTTTCGTTTTTGGACGAACAGCACCCGGAGGGGCGGGAGGAACGGCGGCTCCGCCAGCAGAGGCGATTCCGGCGTTAGTCACCAAATCTTGTACGCTTTGTGGGGTAGCCAACGCGGCTTTTAGCAGTTGAACATGCCGTTTTTCTACTTCTCGCTGTCTAAACTGCTCTGGCGAAAGACCCGCTTTTTGTGCTTGTGTTTGCGCAATAAATAACCCAGATTTAGGATCGGCTAAATCTTTCTCATACATTTTTTCCGCATCAAGCCTAATTTTTTCTTGTTGTGCCGGAGTCAAGGTATTTCGCGCAAGGTCTTTGATTTGAGCATTAAGTACTGCAATGTCCGCGCGAGTATCCGCCCCATACTTTGCAGCTTCATAAGAGCCAACGGTTTGCGCAGATTTACTACGCTCTTCAAGCGCTTGCTTGCGTGCTTCCTCACCCTTGCCATAAGCCGTCTCGGCTTGAGTAATCTTGCCTGAAGCTTGAGCTTCACGAAGCTTCTGCAGCTGGTCCTCAAGTGCAGCGCGTGCGGTCATTTGCTCCTGTTGGTAGTTACGTCCAGCTCTGCCTGCGGAGCCCAACACTTCTCCGATAGTGCGCCCTTGAGCGCCTGACAACCATGCCCCCAGAGGGTCCTGCATCGCCTGTTGCTGACGCATGCGCTCCTGAAGCGCCTCGAGTCCTTGCTGCTGCACCTTAGCTTGTTCAGCGTAAAGCGGGTCAAAGCGTTTGGAATACGCTGCTTCGCGAGCAGTGGCTACATCTTCTGGTTTAACTCCAAGCGCTTCGGTTTGCGACTTTTCGAAGGCTTGTTGCAGCGCGGAGGGAGCTGCTTGTTGGCCCAAAGCTCCGGCAATGCCGGGTTGGGGGGCTGCCGGGCCAACGCCCGGAGCCATATTGGGAGCCCCAGCAGGTGCCGCACCTTCTCTGCGAGTAGGCAATTCCAAACCTGCTGAGATACCTGCTCCACCCGGCGCCGGCAAGGGACCTGCAGGAAGCGTCTGCGGTCCGGGCACTAGGCCTTGAGGTTCGGTTGGCGGTGCTGCTTGCGCTTGCGGTGCGGGCTGTTCCGCAGGCTGTGCGGCTTGCGATTCAGTAGTTGGGCGGATTACCCCTTCAGCGGTACGCATTTTCCCAGTAACAAACGCTTCTGGATTAGCTTTGAACGCCGCAAACAGTTGGGGGTTATCAACCAGCTCGCGATAGTTTGACTGAATATATTTACGAACCGCGGTTTTTACGTCGTATTGTTCAGCCGGCAACGTGAATGCGCCTTGGAAGGGCCCAAGGTCGTACTGAGCTTGGATACCCGCGAGCTCTTCTCTACGCCTACGCCGAGCTTCTTCTTCTGCAGATGGAGGCGCAACGCTGAACAACGATTTAAGCCCGCGCGTAAACGCTGTTTCATCGCTTTTTACTTCGGAACCGCCCGGACCTGCAAACGCCACGATGCCGCCCGAGGCCATAGCTTGCGCTGGCATCATGTTAGGGGACGGAGCTTGGGCGATGCCGGTCTGTGCAGCACGCTGCAGGTTCTCGCGTTGCTGCTGGGCTTGCTGCTGGGCCACTTGGCCCACGCGCTGCGCGACTTCTTGCTTGGTCATGTCGAGCACTTGCTGCTCGCGTTGTTGGGCCACCGTGGGCATCTGGCCCGGAGCGCCCATTTGCATCTGCCGAGCGGCGGCTTCTTTTTCAGATTTAAGCTTCTGCAAAGCCAATAGGTCGATGAGCTGCTGAGACTGGGCGTAACGCTGCATCAGCGCTTGCGGGTTGCCACGATAGGCATCCATACGATTTTGGATTTCTTGATCGATCATGGCTTAGTCCTTACTTGGCAGGTGTTGTGCTGGGGAACAGCATGTCATACAGCTGACGAATACCGCCGGCGCTCTGCAGAATCTCTGCCAGCGCGCTAGGCTGCTGGTATGTAGTGGTCTGAGCTTGAAGTGGCAGCCCTTGGAGCAGCGATTGTTGATACTGCACCTGCTTGTACGGGAAGTCGCGTTCTTCCTCGAACGCTGCTTTCTCCGCAGCGATGCCTTCGCCTGTGATGCCGCGCTGGACTCCACCAAGTTCAGCTTGTTTAGCCAGCAACCCAAGGCCGTACTGATTGGCTTGGTTCCGCGCCTCCATCTGGCGCTGCTGCTCGACGTTGAACTGCTGTTGGCCTTGCTCATATGCACGCTGATAGCCTTGGCCGGTGATGTTAGCCAAGTTCTGCAACAGGTTGCGGTTGCCCTCCGACTCCATCACCGCTTGGCGGCTGCCGCCGTAGGCACCGGCCTTGGTCAGCCGTGCGGCATCCTGTATGCGCTGAATCTGCGCTTGGCGGCGGGCTTCGTCAATCTGCGGCTGCAAGGAAGCCTGCAGGTAAGGGCTCATGTACTGCTGCGCAGTGCCTTGAGCGGTAAACGTGCCCGGCTGATAGGCCCCCATCTGCTGAGGTACAGCAAGCCCAGCAAGCCCTTGGAACGCCTGCTGCTGCAGCTGGCTAGCGCCCGCAGTAAGGGGGCCTTCGTAGGCTTGATACGGCGTGCTGGCCAGAGCCTGCCCTTTGCCAAGCATGCTAGTTACATAAGGCCCAACCCAGTTGGACAAAGAGGATTCAGTGCCGACCGGCAACTGCGTAGTAGTGCCGGTACCGGTGGTGCCGGTGGATGTAGTCGTAGGAGTCGTGGTCGCCATTCTTAACTCACTTGGGAAGGAATTTATTGGGGTTGATCTGTTTGCCCTGTTGTTTTGTGCCGGTGCGGGCTTTACGGATGCGATCCATCATCTCGTACAACCGCTGCGCACCCGCTTCCGAATTGCCATTCCCGAGATGGCTTACCACGTCTGCAGGGACCACAAATTCGCCGTCGCTAAGTTTGGCAGGTTGCTTGCCGTCAATATGCGCGGGTACTTCGTCCGCCATACCATCGGTCTTACCGCCCAGATAATACCCGCCTGTGATTCCACCTTCAGCATATTGAGGTGCGGGTCGCGCAGCATTGAGCTGGGCGAGTCCTGCGGCTTGCTGCGCGGCAGATTGTTGTGCCGCTGCTGCTTGCTCGGGCGCGACATATTGCACATCAGAGAAGTACCTACGGCCGCCAGCACCCGGGCGGTGGGCTCCAGACTGCGGAACCTGTTCGCGCACCGCGGTCAGCGCAGGGATTTTTCCTTGGTACCCGACTTTTTCTGCGGGCTTATTCATTTTTGTGCCGAGTAATCCGGCAAGGCCTCCGCCGATGGTGGCGATGTTTTTCCAATTCGGGTCCCCGGTTTTTTCATCAAAAAATACTTTGTTTCCAAACTTTTTGATTGCGGAAAAAATTCCGTCTAACCCTCCGGGAGTACTGACATCCCCTCCAGTAGCTGTGTTGGCGTACAAATAATCCAGCATTGGGCCGTACGATGTGCCGCTTGGCAGCGTTATATTAGACCAGTCAATGTTAGGCGTATCCGATCCATACACGGGAATTTGAATATCAAGGTTTGGGTTGTCTGGTGTAGACATATCGTAGCCGGAGCTACCGCCCGCGGAGGACGACCCGTAATACCCATAATCTTCTAATGCCATATCAATCCCCCAAAATTTTCATAAGGTCCTCGACCGAACCGCCTTCTACATAAGGCGTGACAAACCGCTTTTCTTGTTCCGGCGTGGCGAAGATGCTTTTACCACCAATATCGTAAACGTACTTGATGTCCGCAGGGGCCGCCTGCGGCACTTGTTGCGGCGCTGCCTGCTGTCCGCCAAACCCACCCAGCAAGCCAAGCAAAGTGCCAAAATTAGCTTGTTGCTGCACGCCAGTGATCTGCCTACCTAGCGCAGCTTGCGCGGCCTGCTGTTGTTGTCCAAGTCCGGTAATTTGCTGGCCAATAGAACTGCCAAGCTGCCCGAGCTGTTGACCAAGGCCAGACTGACCTGCGGCAAGTTCGCGCAAGGCTTGACCGGTGGCGTCTTGATAAGACTGCCCTTGCTGCATCAGGTCAGTCACACGCTGATCAACTTGGCCAATCTGAGTACCCAGCTGTGCTTGGCCTTGCTTTAGCTCAGACTGCGCTTGCTGGTTGGCTGCTTGATAGTCTTGTCCTTGGCGCATCAACTCCACAACACGGGCGTTGAAGTCAGTCTGCAGCTGGCCAATTTGTTGCCCCTGCGCTGCCTGTCCTGCGCCAAGCTGCGTTATCTGCTCCGCTGTCGATTTTTGATTGGCAGCAGCTTGTTTAGCTACTGCCTCAATACCCGCCTGTAAAGCTCTATCCGAATCCAACCCCGCTGCCCGCGCAGCGTCGAACTGCCGCTGAAACTCATCTCGCAATCCGCCGATTTGCTGTCCAGTACTTGCCGCCAACGCCGCCAAAGCTTTGTCGACATCCGATTGAGTCGGTGTGGGCGTAGGCGTAGGTGTGGGCGTAGGTGTGGGCGTAGGTGTGGGCGTAGGCGTAGGCGTAGGCG